GGCGACAGTTCCGGCTCTTGCAGCCAGGCACCCTTGACAAAGATGGCGTAGTGCCATTGTTGTTCGTGCAGGAAATACATCTCCACGCACATGACCCGCCTGCGGGTGGATGAATACCAGCGGGTCGGCTTGTCGTCCTTGGTATCAACCTGGGGCCGGTTGCTGATGTATGCCTGCTCAATGTCGGCATCGGGCCAACGGTGCTGGGCATCATCAACGTCTTTCCATGTGATGTAACTGATGTACCGCGCATCTGCCGCATCGGTACGCATGGAGTGGGGATCGATTGACAGCCGGTTCCATTCCAGCGGCAACAGGCTGACCTCTATATTGTCGCCCGTTTCCTTGACCTCCACGGAACAGCCGCCCGTGCCCTCAATCGCCATGTGTGCGAACTGGTCGCTGGCAAGTTCGTCAAAGTCGTTATTGTCCAGCACATAGCGAATCGCATCGGTAGCCGCGTCTGCCGCCTCGTTGTGATCCGGTGTCCTGGGAAACGCCTTCGGGTCGGTGCGTCGCTGTTGCTCCATGCCCAGCAGCCAATCAACCTTGGGCTGGATCATGTTGAACACTACAGGCGGTTGGCCTCGCCGTGTCAGCGTGGCTCTTTCTTCCGTGGTGAGTTGGTCGCCATCGTAGTAATCACGGCAACGCTCAGACACGCGCCGCGCCGCTGTACTGGCATCCTCGGCTTCGTCAAAATAGGTTACAAGGGTTTCAAGTTCTACCACTGCCACCACCGCCGTTTAGGTTGGTATTCCCTCACCCACTGTAGAACCGCCAAACGCACCGCGACTGTCAGGGGGTTTCTCGTCAGCTTCATGCAATCTTCCAGTTGTATTCGTCTTGGTCATCGAAGGCATCGGCCCATCGGTCTTTGTGCCTGGTCGGCAAGTGTGATACCTGCGCCCAGGGTCGTGACATGCAGGCATAGCGCCACTCGTCGCCGCAGTGGTCTTCCTGTGAAGTATCCACGTCCTCGGCCTTCAGTGGGTCGTGCTGTAACACCGGGATGGTGCGGATGCTGTCCGTACAAGTGCTAAAGCAATAAATCATGGGAACGCCATCGTTGTTCAGGCTCCCATCTTCATTGAACGTGCGTGTGCCAATCATTCTGGCCCGCATCTGATCCCAGCCGCCCGCTTGTCCGTGACGCGCAACGCGCTTGTTGTCAGCCCGATGAAACGGCAACTTCATGCGCTCTGCAATGCTCGGCCCGCCGTCCTCGGCAAATATGGCTGGGTCTGCCACCATGTAGTTCATGGCTTCGTCTGTTCTGTCGCGGATACCATCGCCCACCTGCTCCGCTGTCATCTTCAGGCCCACGTTGGGGCTTTTGGCTCCGTACCATTCCCGATAGCGAACCATTGCGCCCCTGGGCAGTGTTTGGCCCATGTGGCGTATGTCATCGCTAAGGATTGCCCACCAGCCGTAACTGAACGGTGCGGCAGACCCCCAATCGAATGAGCCAAAGCGGGTGACATCGCTGGGCAGTGCAAACGGCTCTATGACCATTTGCGGCGACCAGCAATCGAAATAAGCGCCCTCGACCACGTTCCAGTCGCCATCCAGCCACGCCCTGACTAATTGCTCTGAGCCTGACTGTTTGAGCCTGCCGACGTAGCCTGGATCAGACTCCAGCAGCAGCCGGTTATCTTCCAGCTTGGCGGGGATGAACACCCGCTGATTGCCGTCCTCGTCGGTGAGGATTTCATAACCCCTTGGCGCGGGGTCAATGGCCCAGGCTTTTACCCAGTTGTGACCGCTGCCACCGGGATTGCAGGTAGCATGGAACTGGCAGGGTACGCCAGCCGCAGAACGTAGCGTGGCCCGTAGCTTGTTGATCGGCTTCGGGTCGGCCCAGTTGGTGAGTTCTTCAAAGTATAAATCTGTGTAATCCTGACCCTGGTACTTTTCGGCATCGGTGTCACGCTCCAGTGGCCTGAACTTCAGGGTTGCACCGTTGGGTGCGGTAAATGTCTTTTTCTGCTCTGCCCATGTCCAACCAAGCGGCAGGTATATCTCTTTACAGCGTGATATTGCCGCCTCTAGTTGTGGCAACTCTTTGCGGAAGAAGCAGCCCTTTTGTGCGTTGCCGTAGCGGTCAGCCTTGATGGCGTTCTTACCAAGCATCCCATCAGTTTTTCCACCGCCTCGGCTCCCACCGTAGATGATGGTGGCGACAGGGCATTCAACTAGTGCGGCTTGGGGGCCGGGTTGGGGTTGCCAGATAACTTGTGCTTCTGCTCCCATTCCTCTGCCGTGGACTCCGGTTGTGCGTTGATGACCGTGACTGTGCGTGTGACCTCGCCGGTTTGCTCCACGGCTTTCAAATCAGGCAGCAGTTTGCCCAGCAGGCGCAGACCAACATTGACCTGGCTCTGTGACAATTCCTGTTCGCCATTGAAGTGCTTTATAAGCCGGTTCAATATCTTGGCTTGGCGTATTCTGTCTTTGGCTTTCTCAGGATATGGTTTTCGGTAAGCTTTCCGCATGATTTAATTGATGTTTTGGGTGAATGGTTTTGGTTATTCCCCGTAGTCCTTTATGCGCCAGTTCTGCGTTTCAAATACGCTCTCACGCAGCTTGATTTTGTTGGGTGTGAATCTACCCTGCCGCTTCTTACCGCCTACTGTTGCGCGGGCTTGCATTTTGTACGAGCCTTTAGCTTGACTGGCGGTGTCTGCTGCATCGATGGCAACGCTGAATTGCGTGGTTGTGACGCTGCTGATTTCTGCGGCTGATAGCGTCTTTTTGATTTGCGTGGGCGTGTCTATGTAGAACTCAATCTCTGTGGCGCTGCTGAGATCGTCATTGGTTTCGACTACCAGGGTTACGTCTGCGCCCTGGAATATCTCAATCGGCCTCATGTGAACTTGCACCGCACGGTGATTGTGGATGTGAAGCGAGCGCGGAGGGTTACGTCATAGGTGGTGTCGCGTCCCCCGGCAAAGCCCAGGTTCATCAGCATTGCCAGCATTACTGTGCCGTGTATCCGCTGAAGAAGATGGACGTAGCCACCGCTGCCGTGGTGGTATAGCCCAGGTTGGTATTCGCGGTCACTCTAATTGGGGTGCTGAGTGACATCGTTACCGTGCCATTGGCAGGCAAGTACATGATCTCTACGATGTCCACCGGGGTTCCGCCTGCGTCCTCCACGATCTTGATGGTTTGCGCGGTGAGCGCAGATACCATGATCTCGGTGACGTACAGGCTCAGACCTGCCCCTGGAGCCGCTACAACCTCGGCGGTCTCGGCTGATGATGTGTTTGCCGTACCACTCCACAGGTTTGGGTGGGTTTGGCTTACCAGCAGCCTGCCGATCATGTCGGTTAGCAGGGTAGCGGTGTCACCCTCGGCTGTGACTGCGCCCGCTGCCGTGCCATCTGTTTCGATGGACTTGCCAGCCTGTAGGAACGGGTTTCCAGAAACAGCCGCATCATGGGCTGAATCGCCCTGGACGGATGCCCACAACCTGCCATTGTCCACTTTTAGCGGTTCATAATCGCCATCGCTGCCTGATGTGTCTGCGGGGGTTGCCTGACGTACTGCCAGGGCCATCACGCCGACATCGGCTGAAACGTGGGCTTGATCCTCGGCTTTAGCCAGTGACCCTGAAGTGGTCGCAGCATCAGCGAGATCAACTTTGCCGATGGTATTGCTACCGGCGTTTAATCCGACAACACCTGTGCCGTCCGTGGGCAGCTCCACCCTCAATGCATTGGCGGCTGTGCCTGCGCCCGCCTGGACTTCAGTAGTGGAGTCGGCGGTGCCGTCTATTACCTTGATCTGCTGGTAATGTTCCCCGCCCGCTGCTTCGTCCGTGGCGAGCGTACTGCCGCCTGAGCCAGAGTTCAAAAGTATGTCATTTGCCATGTGTGTTCTCTATGTTGTGGGTGCTAGTGGCTGGCATCGGTTTCCGCGCCAATGAACTCGCAGTCCTCCAGGCACATCGCTTTAATCAATACCTGCCCGTCCTCGGTGGGGACTTCTGCCATCGTGCAACCAAACCATTCGCCCAGCGCCAAGCAGCCATTGGTGTACGCAACCACCCTGTCACGCTTGTTCAGTTCGTTAGTGTCGGTTTCGGGCATTGCAGATTTCCAATTCGCTTTTTGCTTCGACGGCAAATACCGCCACATCGGCCCAGGTGTCGCCGCGCAGTTCCGGTATCTCGCACTTCACGGCTTGGGCTTGTCTAGTCGCGCAGGCTGTCAATAACAGCAGGGGGAGCAGGCTCAAGAGCGCAGCCACCCTCCTGCCGGATCGTGTCAATGTCATCCTTTGCCAGCCCTTCGATTGTTTCGGTGTATTGGTTGGTCAGTCGTTCCACGCTCGCGCTGGTCACTTGCTGCCCCTTGCAATAAGCTGCGTTGACGCGCAATTGCTGAACGTAGAGCGCGAGCGACCCCGCAACGGCAATACCGGCTG